ATTAATATACCATCACATTCCATTGACCACTCTTTACTACCAGTAATGAACTCTTTCCACCCTTGAGTAACTTTGTTTGATACGTCAAGTGTTTCAGTACTTCTGTTTAAGTTAGCACCTCTTTGTCCAGCTAATGCGTGGTAAGTTCCACCTTCTTTAACTGATATTAATACGTTTAATCCTCTTTTTGCTCCACTCATAATTTAATACCCCCTAATTATTGTAAATGTATACACAACTACCGTACATTTAGTATCTGGTTTTTGTGCATCTCTAAATGATTCCTTATTTCTTTCAACTCTAATTAATCCCTCTACATCAATGTTGTTGGCTATAAAGTTGATAGTCTTTAATAAGTCTAAATTACCTTTTGTATTGTATGCTTCATCCCATACCCAAAAAGTAAATCTAACTTCTAATTCTTCATGTGTTTTACAGATTTCACTATCTGTATTCATTTCCCATAGTTTTACATATGGTAACGGTACATCCTCTGCTCTATTAGTATGGTACGCTATACCATGTTCTTTAAATTGCTTAACAAACTCTTTTTGAATATCATCCCTTATAATATCTATCATTTAAGTAACCCCTCCAATACATCTAACATTTTACCAGATAGCTTTTGTTCTTGTAACTCTATACCTAATGATAGGGCATCATGGTCGCCACCTCTGTTTAACTCATATTGTGGATATGGGTGACTTTGCCACGGTTGTTGTGCTTCATTTATTAGTTCACCAAACACTTGATAACCACCATCACGCATTTTAAGTGGTGTAGTTTCCCAAGAACGTTGCATAAGTCCAGTATCAACATGTGTAAAGTATGCTACATCCTCTCGTAACTCTTGTAAGACATCATTAGCTAATTGACGGTATACCTTTTTATCCTTTGCCTTACTTAACATTCTACGAAGTTCTGTAGTATCCATTGTAAACTTTACACTACCTTTTGCCATGTTTAACTCCCCTAAATTTATATAAGTATTGTTTTGATTGTGGGTTTCTTACAAGAATGTGATATATGTTTCCATCATACGCAAAATAGTTTGTGTCAATTTTATCTCTAGTGTATAGTGTACCTTCTAAATGTGATAAACCTTGTCTATTTTGTAGACCATCCTCATTTTGAGAAAAGAATATCCTAACATTTGCATAGATATGCTTTTTAGGTATAAATTGTATTTGACTTCCCCCATATTCGTCAATTACCTCTTCCCTACTTACTATAATAACTTTATCCCTTAATACCATTATAGCATCCTAAATTTTCTTTTATTAGGTGGGGGATTATTTTCAAGAAACCTTTCTAAATCCTCTTCGTATTCAGCTAATAAGTTTCTATCATATACATACTGTATACCTTCGTTAGATTCTGAATGTACACCCTCTGAACCTAATAAATTGTATCGTGAACATGTAACCTCTATTAATATCCAAATTAACCCCTCTGGTAATTCAGGATATCCAGTTCTTGAAAGTAATCTACCATAAACTACATTAAGTATAGAGTTCAGTAAAGCATCTTGTGAATCATCTTCATGTAAATTTAAAAGTAGTTTAACCTCTTGTAAAATAGTTGTTGTTAATACCATGTAATCACCTACTTTTCCTTAACTACCTTTTTTCTAGGTGCTTTTTTAGGCTTTTCCTCTTTAGGCGTTACATCCTCTAATTTAGTTAAGTTTTCTCTTTTATACCTTCTTAATGTACTTATTCCCATAATACACCTCCTATGTAGTAATAAAAAGGAGGTAGGTTGCCCTACCCCATATTAAGTTAATTATCCCTTAACAGATATTTTTATAACTTTAGAAGCATCTTTTATGTAAGCTACATAGTGCTTGTCTATAGTTATTATAGTAGATTTGTGGATTATATCTCTATCAGATTCTATCATAGTATCTCTCTTTAACTCTAATCCTAATGCACCTGCTCTAACTATTAAAGCTACATCATCAGCCATTGTATTAGAAACAACAACAGAGCATCCCATTATTTCCCCTACTTGTCCAGATATGAACTTTTCACCTGCCAATACAGTTACCCAAGCTGGGTCTTTTCTTAATTCAGCATATCTTTTTGGTGATACGAATATTACTTGTCCTTCGTGAACATCTTCTTTGAAGTTTACTAACGCATCTGCTAAATCATCTGAATTTAATTTGTTAGAGTTTGCAGTTGTGTGTTGTAAAGTAGTAGTTCCCATTAATGCGTCAAAACAATCTGCATTTACTTTATCTAATATAGATTCAGCTAATTGTTTTTCACCTTCACCTACAGCATCACCTAATCCAGATAATACCGCTTCATCTGTAAGTTCTATACCTTTACCAGCTTTCTTAACTTTTACTTCAACTTTTGTTTGTCCCATTTTGCTTAATGGTATAGCTTCACCCTCTGCTACGTCTTCCGCTTTACCTATGTATCCCCATACTGGTATAGTTAAAGTATCTCCCGGTTGACCTTGTAATTGATGTCCAACTACAGCTAAAGGTGCAAATTTAAATTCTGCTTCTAATTTCCTTTCAGCGAATGCTCCCATAACCTCTGGATTTATTAATTGTGCTAATTTTGTTGCATTTGTATTTATTGCCATTGTGCAATATCCCCCTTTTAATTTATAAATTTTATATTATATTCCCATTAATTGTTTATACAATTCTGGGTTTTCTTGTGCTAATTGATTTCTTTCTCTATAAGACATTTTCATAACGTCTTTAGTAGTTAATACTGGTGGTTTTTGTTTTATATCTTTTGGTTTTGCACCAGTACCCGCAGTTTTTCTTTTAACTTCTTGTGCTACTAAATCATCTAATATAGATTTAAAAGTTGTAACACCAGTTCTTATAGATTCTTCTGAATCATGTGGTAAGTAATCAACTAAAGATGCATTTAATCCGCTAGAGTTTAATTCAGCTAACGCTATTGCTCTCTTTTCAGCTAATTCCTTTTCCTTCTTGATAGATGCTATTTCATTTTGTAACTCCATCATTTTCTTTTGTTCTTCTGTTTGAACGTAACCTCTTTTAACAAGTTCGTCATTAACAACTTTATCTATGTTGTTAGTTTTCCAAGTTTCTATAGCAGTAGAAACTCTTTTGTCAAACATAGGGTTAAGTATTTTTCTACCCTCTTCTGTTTCCATAAACTTTTTAAAATCCTCAACACCATATTGTGGTATTGGATTGTTATTATTGTTGTTATCCATAATTAACCTCCTTGTAGTATTCTACCTACAATAATTTATTTTTCATAAGGTATTAAGTGACATCTACATCTAGGATGTCTAGGAAGAATAGGCGCTTCCTCTATTAAATAAATACCTTCGTTGTATTCTTCTAATGATATACACTCTGGACAAACTCTGTGGTCGCCTTGTGAGATATATTTTACATACTTGACTTTGTTTTGCTTCATACCGTCTAACTCCCCTAATAAGTCCATATGCCATAATTCAGTCCTTATAAGTGTGTTGTGTCTTTCGGTAAATTTATCAGCTATATCAAGTAGTAATGCGATTACCTGTGGTTTATTACCACCTTTTCTTAAAACCTTCTCTACATTTTGTATAACATGTTGATTAATTTGTTGTGAGTTTTTCGCTATACGTTGCGAGAAGTTCATTCCACTCCAAGGATACATAACTTTTTCTTTAGCCTTCTTTAGTGGTCGTCTTGCACCAGTAGTACTAACATACTTATCTATATAATGGTTTTGCATTTCTTTAGATAGTTTGTTAGCTTCCTTTTGAGATAGTCTATTCAAATCTTTTTGGAATTGTTTAAAGGCTAGGGATAAGCCGTATTTTCTAGCTACCCCTATAGTTATTTCCTCCCTTTTGGATTTCTTGTATATGTTATTGATTGAAGTTATCAGTTTGTTTATTGTCTTGTTGTACATTGTCTGTACCTCCTAACTCAAACATACCATAACTTGCATCTAGGTTTTCTTCCTTCTCTTCTTTTAACTTATCTAATGCGTATTCAACATCATCTATAAACGGTAATAATGCAAGTAACTCTTCATTCGGCACTATACCTTGTAATTGAACTACTGATGATACTAAATCTAATAAGTTTTGTGGTATATTTCTAGTAAATGTAGGATATACTAATGTTGGGTCGTATTCCTTACCATCTCTTGATAATGCAGTACATATTAACTCTAATCTCTTTTGTAATGCTTGTGTAAAGTGTCTTTCCTTTACCGCAGTTTTACTCTCTAATGAGTTTAGTTTATATGATATTGCTACACCACTTAAGTTAGATGCGAATTTCTCGTCTGATATATTAGGTGTCATTGAGAACTTATGTATATCCTCAACTAATCTCTTTTTGATATTTTCAATGTGTAAGTCATTGATATTTTTAACTAACCAAGATGCGTCACCGTCACCATCAACTAACATAACACGATTATTTTTCATTTCGTTAATCTCCTCTGATTCTGTTGTTGATAAATTCTTTAATAATAAGTAAGCATCATTTAAGTAGTTAATATCATTTACTGAATCAGCGCATGAAATATTGTAAGCATCTATTAAAGATAGTACAGGCTCAAAATCTCCTAATCTATCTTCATTTGCTATATACTCTATAACTGGTACTCTTCCGAAAAAGTGTTCTTGTGGTTCACCTACAGGAGTTATTCTACCAGTAAGACTTCCAGTAAACTCATATGTAAACTTGTTAGTATATACTGTTATTTTGTATGTAGTCTCTTGTGTACTAGCATCTTTATATGGTCTATAATATATAGCACATTGTTCTACCTCTTCTATATCTGGAGAGTAGCACATTATCATGTGTTCTGGTGACACTTGTTTAAACCTTAAATCAGATGTTGCATTGTCATACCAAAACACTTCAAACCCATGTCCAAATTCAGCACAATATTTAGCTAATTCACTATCTACTGAATGTGCATGGTTTGCATCTAATACTGGTTGAACCTCTTCTAATAAAGATTGGTCACCAGTATAACTTATTGGTTTTCCCATAAAATAGGCTACTGAATTATCTACTATTAGTTTAGGGAAGTTATGTATTAATTTATTATTAGGCTTATTCGTATCATCAAATGTTCTATTTAAGATAATATGTTTACCTCTATAATAATCATGTAATGTACGATATGCTTCCTTAATTGCAGTATGACTTCTTACTATAGATAAAACCTCTTCCATTGACATAGGATTATCTATATAGAACTTTCGTTCTTGAAATAAAACTGGCTTAACTGATGATAAAGTTGTTGACATCTTTTATTCCCCCTTATAATCCAAATGACGTTTTGGATATTGATTTTAATTTCCATCCTCTTGATAATTCTTCTACCGCATATCTTAAAGCATCTAATATGTGGTTATAGTTATCAACAGGTTTATTTATATATTCGTTGGTTTGCTTGTCTTTATCCCAACAGTAATTCTCTAATTCTTGTAAAGTATTAACACAACTAGGATGTACTATAATGTCGTATTGATTTAAGTACTGTATACCATTAAGTACAGAATCTTTACCCTTTCTAGCTGGTTTAATCCTTCTAATTCCACTTTTACGAATCTCTTCTATAGACTTTTGTTCAGCACTATCAGCAGTTATAATCTCTTTTTGGTATCCTTTATTTTTAATAACTCTCGCTATCTCGTCATTCAATAACCCCTTCTCGTAGTGTTCGTCAAAGACGTATAATCTCCGATTGGTTTCATCTACTAGACAACAAATAAAAGCGGTAGGGTCATTAATATACCCAAAGTCTAAACCGAATAATGCTTTTGTATCGCCTTTACGGTGTACATCTTTCCAATTAAAGTCCTCTTTTCTCCAGTTGTTATATACAAGTTTAGATAATGTAGCAAATTCACCTAATGCGTATATCTTATAGTATATTGGGTTAGATTTTTTCATTTGCTCTAATGACTCAATATATGATTTAGGTAAGAACTTGTTATCATACCATGTAGTATGAACTATAACAGTATCTTCTGGAGTACCATTTTCAAACCAATGTTTATAACACCAATTAGTTTTACTAACAGGGTTGAAACATAATGTTATTTGTTGGTTTTCAGCTTTACTTCTCAAACGTAGGTTTAATTGTGTAAAGTCGTCTAATGTAATCTCTGTAGCCTCTTCTATCATTATATCGTCTATACCAGAAATAGATTTAAGTTTCTCTGGGTCGTCTATACCTTTAAATATTATCTTTGATTCATTTGGTAAGTATATTGTTAATGAACTACCCATAACCTTACAGTAATCTATTAACCCAAACTTTGTTAAGTGGGTTACAAACTCTTGATATATAGAATCTCTTAATGAAGCTGAAACTTTTCTTATAACTAGAAGAGTTCTTTTTGGATACTTTAATAGTTTAAGTATTAGCTTTTGACAGACAAAAACTGATTTACCACTACCAGCACCTGTCAACCTCCATAGAATACAGTAAAACGTTCTGTATTATTTAAATATGGTAAGTATACCTCATTAAAATAACTCTTCTTAATGTTTAATTTTATATTCATATGGACTAACCACCTCCCATTAAAGTAATAAATCCCACATGGGGATAGGTTGTAACGTCAACCCCCTAAACGGTTAGTCTTTATGGAGTTACTAACAAACCAGAATATAATCGTTTTAAGGTTAAACGACAAAACCTAACTGGCAGGAATTGATTGAATCGAACAACCATCCTCGGTTTTGGAGACCGATATTTTACCATTAAACTAAATTCCCATATTAGGGGAAGTGATTAATCCTCCTCTATTTCTACATTAATAACAACTTCGTTAGTTGTTTCAATTTTCTCTGTGAATAGTGCATATCTCTTACCTAAAAGTTCAGCACAAGCAATTCTATCTCTAGGAATGAATGGTCTATTAGCATCTACAGCTTGATAGTCGTTTCTCATAACAGCAGTTAAGAATTGTAATACCTCGTCTTGACTAGCAATAAGTCCAGTATCTTTAGAACCCATTCTGTATTGCATGTAGTTCTTGATTCTATCATCATTTAACCATGACCACGCCATACATCTAGCTGATTGTCTTTGTAGGTTAGGTTTAACAGCTAATATTGACTCTGTACCATTTAGTGTAATTAAATATGTATCAGCAAATTCTCTCTCATGTGGATTTAATCCAAACTCATCTCTTACTGAATCATGCCCAAGTTTAGCCATACAACCACCTCCTAATTATTTTAGTATTAATCACTTCCACTCACCCTTATAGTGTGGACTTTTATATAACTGTGTGGACTTTTTCTAAAAATAATTTAAAAATTTTTGTATATTTTTTTCTTGACAAGTAAATACTATAGAGTTATAATATAAATATATTAATAAATAATATAATATTAAATATAAAAATAAGTAATACCGTTAGGTATTACTCGTTATACGAAGTATAACGTAATATTATTAACAAATTTATTAAAAAATATTCAAAAAAAGTGTTGACAAGTTAAAATACTTGTGATATACTTAAATTAAGTAAAGGAGTTAATCATTTCCACTCACATTTGATTATCTCTTGTACATTGAAAATTACATAATGGGGGAGGTACTTATGAAGAATCTTTTATACAAAACAAATCCTGTTGTTTGTTTAGATTACAAAAAGGTTTATGAAAGTGTATCTTTAGCTAGTAAATTAACTGGTTGTGACAGAACCTCAATATCTAAATGTTGTAACGGTAAATTAAAACGTTGCATAAATGGATATGGTGGAAAGTTACGTTGGATGTATGCTAAAGACTATGCTGAAAAATATGGTGTTGATTCACTATTAGAATTACATAATACAAGTTCAGATTTTTATTAAATTTTATTTTATAGGGGAGAAAAACAAATGATAAGATTAAAAGTTACAGAAGAACAAGTTGAGTATGCTAAATATTTAGTTGAGAATTGCAACTACGGTAATAGAGGAAAGTTTGATGGTGATATTGCTAAACAATTAGTTGGTATGTTAGCACAAAC